ATGTTCAACATGGCAACCATGGCGGCTGACGAATGCCGCATCGACGCTGAAGAGCGCACCTACTACCGCTGGATCGACAAGGCATCCGCGTTGCTTGGCCACCAGGTCGCCCTGGGTTCGCAGGAAGAAAGCGACCTGCACGACTTCTACGCCGATGGCTGCACCCCGGCCGATGCTGTAACTGAGCTGCTTGCACAGGCAGAACTGGCTCGTGCTGCATGACCGGCGATTCACTGAAGCACCTGGGGGACCGGGTGCTTTGGGATTCCACTGGAGGAACACCACATGCACCTGAAAGACCAGGGCTTCAAGTTCTGCATCAACCCAGACAAGCAGCAAGGCCGGTGGATGCACCCGACTGAGTTCAAACACATGCACCCCGACTGGATTGACGTCACCGAATGGCCTGACCAGCAGTTGCTGGCTTTCCTGACGCCGGTGCCGGAGCAGCAAGAGCTGTTCGCAGCATGACGATTTCACTGGCTGGCCTTCGGCGAGGGCCAGACGGGAAATCAACCGGAGCAACAGCCATGAACGAAGCTCTCGTGCAACAACTGCTGGCCAAGGCACGCAAGAGCCTGGCTGCCGGCGACAAGCTTCAAGCCGTCTCGTGGCACAACCTGGCTAAACAGGCTAAGGCCTGCCCACATCGCATTTAAACGTAACCGAGGGTTCATCATGAGCGAAGAACAAAGCATCCAGCCTCCAGCGATCGGCGAGATCTGGCCCGGCCAAGGCGGCATCTACGCTGGCTTCATGCCGGCTCGTAACGGCGTTGATGGCTACCACTTAATCCTGGGTGAAGAGCTGGGCCGTTTCGAGTGGGGCCCATACGGCGATGAGTCGCCGGCCACCAGCCTGATTGATGGGCAAGCAAACACCCTGGCGCTGATCGAGTCAGGCGGCGAATACCCCGCAGCTACGGCGGCACACAAGCACGAAGCCGACGGGCACGCCGACTTCTATCTGCCTGCCGCTGCAGAGATGTATGAGATCTGGCTTAACCTCAACGGCAAGTTGAGTGGCTGGGTGTGGTCGAGTTCGCAGCGCTCCGCCGACACCGCTTTCGACATGTACTTCGTTGATGGCTCCCAGGACATCCTCGGCAAGCTCATTGAGCTCCGCGTCCGCCCCGTTCGCAGATTCCTTCAGTAATTCATTCCTTCAATGGTTTCTGACAACCAGCGCCAAACGTGAGCCTTACGTTAACTGCCCGATCCCTGGTACTCCCCAGCACCAGGGCGCATCGGAGGTAGGCCTGCCAATTTCGAAAGAGTCACTAGCCGACGCGCGGCTTGGCATAAAACCCGGCAGAAAGGTAGTCATGTAGTGAACTGCGACTAGCTCATGACGTAGGCCTACCCCCGATGCGGACGAGAACACACCGCGAGAGCGGCCCCCTGCATCAACGCAGCAAAGCAGATGAATTCCCGGGCTGACGGGATGGAGACCCCTAGTGGAACAGCTAGCCAACAGATCCTTTTAGCGGGATGAGGCAGCCAGTTTATGGATACCTTGCCAACCATGTATGCCGGAGATCAGCGCCGGCCATCTGCACCAACGAGCGGCGTCTTCGGGGCGCCCTGCTCACCAAGCCCACTGGAGATCACCATGCTCCTACTTTTTTTGATCGGCGCAGCGCTTCGCCATGTGCGACCAGAACCGCCAATTGAAGCAACGCTGCCAACCGGTCCCGATCGAACCCATCGCAAGGCCTGGGGCTGTACCAAGGGTCAGCTTGTGTTCTGGCACTGGCTGCCCCGCCCCAAATACTGACTCTTAAGTTTCAAGACTGCGGCATCTGTGAAAGCCCCGAACGTCCAACGGGGCTTTCCTTTCCCGACACCACCCGCATGCACATGACTCCGCGCCCAACGGCAACCAGCGGAATGATCGTGTGCAGCCGAGTTTTGTTGGGTCAACCAAACACTGGAGGTCGCCATGAGCGATTGGAAAAGCTGGAGCCGCGGCGATGGCAGACCATCACCAGCTCCAAGGTTCATCGACGTCAAATTCCTTGATGGGAAGGTGTTTTACAGAAAGCCCATCGATAACTGTTACTGGGGCGCAGACAGCCTAATAGAAAGCTGGCGGCCTTCCCCAGAACCAACCGTATAACCCGCCACCCTGGAGGCGACCATGCAAACAGCAGCTCAGATTTGCCAGGAACGTTACGACGCCATGCTGCCTCTGGAGCCGGCCGACTACGAAGAACAGGACGCCGCCGAAGTGGCCCAGGTCCTGGCTATGGAATCGAAGCTTGTGCCCTTCTTCGACAAGCGCGCTACCCGCACCCACGGCCATATCCCTGGCTTCGCGCTAAACGCCAGCGAGGCGATGGCCCAGGCCGCCGATCACGAATGCATGGACGTGCAACTGGTGCTGGCGGTACTGGCCGGCAACCATGAGCTGGCCAGCAGCATCGCCGAAAAATACTTCCGCCGGATACTGGAAGCCGAAGCCCTTCACATGATCATCAAAGCCCGGGCAGCCGGGCGGGTGGTATGGGCATGAGCCGGAATCATCAAATCGCCGTGGACATGATCGAGGCCCGGTTCCAAGCGCTGATCACAAAGGGCGGTTGCTGCCTGCACTCCGAGACGGACATGGCTATCGAAATGGCCTACGCCCTCGGCGCCATCAGTTGCAAAGAGCACACCCACTACGTCACTCGCCGGAACAAGATTCTTGAGCGCGAATATGCCGAATTCATAGCAAGGAGATCAGCATGAAATCCATGACCCTGGCTTTCACCCACAAGTCCTGGCTTGGGGCTCTATCGCTGGCTTACGACGCTGGCATCGAGAACGTCCACGCCTGGAGCCGTCGGGCCTGCCTGTGTGGGGAGTGGACTGTCGCATACGAGGTGAAGGCATGAGTTACTCTCGCACCGACTACTACGCCGAAGGGCTTTCTGAGGCTTTTGAAGAACACGACATAACCGCATCCTCTGAGCAGATCCGCGCTATCGCAGAGGATGTTGTGTTGTGGACAGAGAACATCGGCATGGCCTTTTACTCGCCCCCGGCTTCAGACCGGCTCAACGATATTGAGCGCGAGTGGAAAGGAAAGCTTGAAGCTCTCCGGCGTGAGTTTGAAACGTATCAAGAGCATGCCGAAACTGCTGTGAAGCGGGCTCTTCGCCAAGACAGGGATGCTCGGGTCACGATCGGCCTCTATGGCGAAGTAATCAGGCATGACGGCAGATCGGAGCGAATCCTGTGACCTCCCGCCAGCGCGCCCGGCGAATCGCCTACTGGCGCGGCTCCCTTCCCGCTCTACTCCTTTTCTCACTTCTGATGCTGCTCAGCGCTCTGGCTGATCGCGTCACTTCCTAAACACTTACGGCGCCCCTCTCCGGTGGCGCGGAGAGCAATCATGTCCAGCGAATCGAAAACCCACTTCAAGAAGGCTTTCAACAGCCCGTACTTGAGCAGTGCCGACATCGTCGGTCACATGACCTTCACCGTGTCGCATGTCAGGCTGGAGCAGGACAAGACGAAGAAGACCAAGGACATGTTCAACACGGCGTACTTCGTCGAACGCGAGATCCGCCCCGGCGAAAAGCTCAAGCCGATGATCCTCAACGTCACCAACAGCAAGACCATGAAGGCGCTGACCAACTCGCCGTTCATTGAAGACTGGCAGGGGATCAAGATCACCGTGTATGTGGATTCGAACGTGAGGTTCGGCCGCGAGGTGATGGAGGGCCTGCGGATCAGCCCCAAGGCGCCGGTAGTTGCGTGGCTGACACCGGACAACATGCGGCCATGGGCCAACGCCAAAGCAGCTTATAAGCGCGACGGCAACCTCGACGCGGTACTTGCCCGACTCTCCATGACCGACGAGCACCAGCAGCAGCTTATACAGGAGTGCAGCGATGAATCGGCAGTGGCATGACGTTGAGCAGAACACCGAGGTTTGGCAGCAGCTGCGAACCGGCAAGGTTACGGCCTCAAACGCCGGCTGCTTCATGGCAAACGGAGACGGTGCATTCGGGGAACCAGCAAAGAAGTACGCCCTTCAGATCGCGCTGGAGATTGCCACAGGCCGCAAGGCTGAGTTCAGTTTCTCCAACGACCACACCGAGCGCGGGCACGAGCAAGAGCCAATCGCCAGGATGCATTACGAGGACGCTGAGTTTGTAACCGTCACCAACGGCGGGTTCTTCGACTGCGGCGACCATGGCGACTCTCCAGACGGCTTGGTCAGCACCGACGGGGTGCTTGAGATCAAGTGCGTCACCGCGGCGGTGCACTACGCCACTCTCAAGCGCGGCTCATTCGATCCGGCCTACCGCTGGCAGCTAGTCAGTCACCTGGATTGCACCGGGCGCGACTGGGTCGACTTCACCAGCTTCTGTTCGGAGTTCCCCGAGGCCAGCCAGTTGATCGTGTACAGATCGACACGTGATGACTTCAAAGAGGAACTGGTAAGGCTGGCAGAGCGCCGCGCAAAGTTCCTTGAGCTTGTCCAGTCGACGCTGAATAGCATTCCGAGGTAGCCGTCATGATCAGCAACCACACAACCCTGATCGACCAGAAGCGCCAGAGCGCTGCGGATCTATCGGCCCAGGTCGCTCAGTTCATCGCAGCAGACGGGCAGATTCAGATCCTGGAAAGCCCTCCTTTCAACCCGATCCCGCCAATTCGCTCCAAGCACATAGACCCCGAGACGGTCCTCAAGCGCAAGCCGAAGGGCCTGACCCTGGCCGAGCGCCGGGCCCTCAAACGCATGGCGGACGCACTGCTATGAAAACTCGCAAACCCAACAACGCTCGAACCAGGCTTGAGCGCGCATGCCGCGGCCTGGTCCGCACCAATCACGTCGCCGTCGTGAACATCGACCCAAGCGGCCGGCAGGGAATGCTCAACTACAAGTCGCTCAAGAACATCGCGCCCGGAAAGATCGGGCAGGCTGTTTGCGGCATCCCCCACCGCTGGACGATCTACATGAGTGCGATGTGCTTGGACGCCCGTGGTGATCGCTACAGCAAGTCGATTGAGCTGGAACCGGATGGCGTCTATCTCTCCGACCACCTCGAAGAAGTCATCGAGCATTGCTACATGAAGCTGCGCGCCGAAGCCAACCAAGCGCAGATGGTGGCCTCGGGCTGGATTGCTATCCCCGACACCGTGTCGCTCGAAGAAGAGCACGCAGCGCGGATCTTCGAAGCCGTCGGCGCTTGGCGCCAGGTCAAGGTCGATTCATGCGCCGCATAGCTCGAACTCAACAACGCAAACGACAGACCTGGCTGGACCTGCCAGCCAGCGGAATCGAGGCAAACCATGGCTGCTGCTCAGAAAGAACGCTCAGCAAAGACCGCGGCGAAGCGAAAGAGCCGCGGCGAAGAAGAACTGCGGATGCATGCTTTGGGTGGAACCCTCAAAGTACTCGCCGACTTGATGGAATGGCACCAGATTGATGAGAAAGGCGAGGCAATGACTCTTGCCCTTCATCATCTCCATGCCCTGGGCCCCACAGGATCGGCCCCGTTCTTTGCTCCGCCGCGACACGAAATCACGATTAGCGAAAACGTGTCGGCAAAACTGCAGATCGCATACAACCGCGAAGCACTGCGCATCTGTCACGACGAATAACCAACCCCACTCGCTGCATCCGGAACCCGGAGGGCGGCGCTTACCTGGAGCAAACCCATGACCAAGCAAACAATCGCCGCTTCCGAACTTCCCGAGCGTGGCCAGCCTCTGGCCGGCGGTGTGTTCGTCACCCGCTACTGGCTCAACGGTATCGAGCGCGCCCTGATCCTTCTGCCTGACGAGCTCAGCGGCCGGTGGGGCGAGTATGGCGTCGAGATCAAAGGCGCCGGCAGCTACAGCGACGGCGAAGCGAACACACGCGCCATGGCTGAGGCTGGCAGCGTGATCGCGATCAAGGCCCTGGAGCTGGATGGCTTAATCCCTTCTTGCCTGGAAGGCCAAATGCTGATGGCGGCCAAGGCTGATGGCCTGGTGGAGCTCCGCGATGACCGCTGGCACTGGCTGAGCACGCAGCGCTCCGCCGACACCGCCTACCACATGGTCTTTGAAGGTGGCTGGCTCTACTACGACGACAAGAGCCTCGAGCGGCTCGCGCGCCCTGTCCGCAGCCTTCCTATTCAGTGATTCATTCCTTCAATGCCTTTTCAGCAGGCGTTTCCCGGGAGCGTCAGGACGACGCCCAGACCAGAAGCACGCCGGGAAGCGCCGGCCGCCTGCACCCTACTTCTCTCAAGGGAGCTTCCCATGCAACTGATTACTGTAAGTGATGGAATTACCACACTGTCGACCCCGAACCAGGAACTTGCCCTGCAGCTCCTCGCGAGCATGGGCTCAGCTGCAAAGCCAATCAGTAGCGCGACCGGTGTTCCGGCCATTGGCGAATACTGGCCTGGTGAAGGCGGCGTAAACGGCGGCCTGTTCCCCGGCGGCGACAAGCCCTACTACTTGATCGTGCCGACCGGCAGCGATGCCGAAGCAACCCATAAGTGGGGCGGTTATGGCGAAGAACTCAGCGGCGCCAGCTGTGCGTGGGATGGCAAGGCGAACACCGCTTACCTGGCAAACAGCAACCGCGAGCACGACCATCCTGCCGCACAGTTCTGCGCCAACTTCGAGCGTGACGGGCACAGAGACTTCTACCTCATGGCTCGCCGCGAGGCTTCCTTCCTCGAAATCACCATGCCGGAGGTGTTCACCCAGGCATATCACTGGACGAGCACGCAGCGCTCCGCCGACAACGCGTTCGCCATGCACTTCGGTGGTGGCTCCCAGAGCAGCCGCGCCAAGGTCAGTGAGCTCCGCGTCCGCCCCGTTCGCAGATTGTTTCTTTGATCCTTTAGTAATTCGTTCTTGATCGGCCCGAGGCGCAGTAGCGCCTTTTTTGTTGCCTTCTGAAAGAGGAAATACCATGTCCGAAACTGCTCAATCACAAACCATCCCGGCCATCGGCCAAACTTATGGCGGCGGTTTTGTCACCGGCATAACCCGCGATCCGGACACCGGCAAGCGCGCCCTGCATATCACCGCCGGCGCAGCGCATGAACTGGTCGGAAAGTGGGGCGAGTATGGCGAGAAAATCGAAGGAGCAGACAGCTTCACCGACAGCCTAGCCAATACCCAGGCAATGGCGGCGGCCGGCAGTGATCTGGCGGCGAAGGTACTGGCCCTGAACATTGATGGTTTCACCGACTGGGCGATTCCAGCGCGCGACGTGCAGGAGCTGCAGTATCGCCACTTCAAGCCGACAACCGACGAGAACTGGGCCGGCCGCCGCGATGGTGACAACCCGAACAGCGTCCCGATCGGCCAGCTCTACAGTGAGAAGTCTCCGCTGCAAACAGTACACACGGACTTCCAGGAAGGGGGCGCCGAAGCATTCCGCGACACCTGGTACTGGTCAAGTTCGCAGCGCTCCGCCATCACCGCATTCCTCATGAGCTTCGGTGTTGGCTTCCAGTTCACCAGCGGCAAGTACGATGAGCTCCGCGTCCGCCCCGTTCGCAGTGAATTTCTTGATTAATTCATTCCTTTAATCCGGCCGCCTGCGGCCGGTTGCTCTTGGAGAGCGAGCCACATGGCAATGCATACGGAACTTGCGATCTACAAGGCTTCGATGGGGCTGCTGCATATGGCTACAACGATGACCCGGAACATCCCTCGCGACCTCAAGCAGTCACTCGGCAAGCGAATGATCGACGAATGCATCGAAGTGCTGATGCTGATTGCACGTGCTAACGCAACCCAGGATAAACGGCCACACCTGACCCTGTTGGTCGAGAAGGTGCAGGTCATCGAGTTCCTGATGCGGCTCTTCAAAGACAACCGCTTTATCAGCATCCCGCAACACGCCCAGGCAATTGAGGTAACGGCTTCAATCGGCAAGCAAGCAAACGCCTGGAAACGCTATACCCCAACCGCGCCCGCTACCTGAAGGTTACGGCTTTCTGGTCTGTGCGAATTGAATCTGGTCGTGCCGCTGACCTGGTAGGTCACCGCCATGCGCACAAGGGATACCGCCGGTCTAAAGCGTCCGTGTAGGTCCCGCGCAGTTTCCGGACTGAATATTCGGCCCGGCGACGTAGATAGCACGATAGGTCGCAGCGCTCCGCCAACAACGCATTCAACATGAACTTCGATGATGGCTACCAGAACAACAACGACAAGAACAATGAGCTCCGCGTCCGCCCCGTTCGCAGATTCAACCTTGGGGCCCTGCCCCTTCAGCGATTTGGTCCAGGCTTACTACGACTGCCGGCGCTCCAAGCGCAACAGCGACAGCGCACTGGCTTTCGAGATGGACCTCGAGCGGAACCTGATCCAACTACACGACGACCTGATAGCCGGCACTTACCGACCAGGCCGCTCGATATGTTTTGTAGTCACCCGACCGAAAGCCCGGGAAGTATGGGCGGCAGCATTTCGGGATCGCGTGGTGCACCACCTGCTTTACAACCACATCGGTTCACGGATCGAGTGCAGCTTCATAGCGGACAGCTGCGCCTGTATCAAAGGCCGCGGAACCCTGTACGCCGCAAAGCGCCTTGAGTCGAAGATCCGCAGCGCCAGCGAGAACTGGTCGAAGCCCTGCTGGTATTTGAAGCTGGATCTTGCCAATTTCTTTGTGTCGATCGACAAGCAGGTGCTACGCCGGCAATTGGCAGCCAGGATCTCTGAACCCTGGTGGCTGGAACTGGCGGAACAGATCCTCATGCATGACCCTCGCGAAGACTACGAGGTGCGCAGCCCGGCCCATCTGTTCAATCGGGTGCCGCAGCACAAGCGCCTCACCGCGCAACCGGCGCACCTTGGCTTGCCGATCGGCAACTTGTCCTCGCAGTTCTTCGCCAATGTGTACCTGGACACCCTGGACCAGTTCGCCAAGCACAAGCTCAAGGCCAAGCACTACATCCGCTATGTCGACGACTTCGTGTTTCTGCATGAGTCGCCTCAACAACTCAACCAGTGGCTGACCCAGGTCGAAGCATTCCTGCCCAGCCTGGGCGTCAGGCTCAATCCCAGCAAGACCATCCTGCAGCCGGTCGACCGCGGCGTGGACTTTGTCGGGCACGTGATCAAGCCCTGGAGGCGAACCACTCGCAAGCGATCACTGGCCCAAGCGCTGAAGCGAACTGCTGCAGTGCCAGCCGAGGATCTGCGCGAGACAGCAAACAGCTACTTCGGCCTTCTCAGCCAGGCCAGCCACAGCGCAAAAGACCGGGAGAAGCTGGCCCGGATTGTTCTTCTACGCGGCAACAGCGTCAACTCGGCGCTGACCAAGACATTCAAGAAGTCGTAATCACCTGCAACCGCCCGGGCACACCCGGAAGGACTCCCAATGATCCGCCAATACCGCTTCAGCGAGCTTATGGCTCGCCTGACGAATAAAGAGTGGTCGGTCGTTAAGTGCGGCAAGGACCGTTTTGTGTTCATCCCGACGATCTACAAGGGGAGCCGGTCATGAGCCTATGCGACTGCAACCAGGGGCGCCTGCCCTGTACCTGCAAGACAACTGGGGGAGAGAAAGTCATGAAAGCAAACCGGTATTACGCTGGCGAACTGCCGTCGAATGATTATGTCGTGAAGGCGCATGACTTCGACCGCGTAACCGCCGAGCGCGACGCCCTGCAGCAGCGCCTGGACGATATGAACGGTAGGTTCGTTCGGACGAAAGCCGCGCACCTTCGCTCCTGCCGTCTTGCTATCGCAAAGAACCAGCTCGCCAAGCAGCGGCATGCAGAGGTTATCGGCCTGCAAGAGCTCCTGAACGTCGCTGATCAGCAGGTAGACGATCTGCGCGCTCAGCTGTCCGAGCGGGATACGCTGCTGCGCCGTTGGCTGGGAGTCGTGATTAGCGATTACGGTATTGAAGAGTTGGAACAGGACACCAACGCCGCCCTATCCGCCAGCGCAGAGCCGAAGTGCAGCAAATGCGGCGACTCGGGCGTAATAGACGATAAGGGCATTGACGACTTGCCCGGCGGTTACTGCACAGAGCGCGGTCTTGTGGCCTGTCCAGATTGTGAAGAGCTGAGTGCGCCAGTCAGCTCAACAAGCGACAAGTACAAGGCCGAGCTGTACGACGAGGTTTGGCAGCTGGCCAGGGACATGGGCTTTGGCAACGTCACTGATGCGCTGATGAAGCTGCAAAGCCAGCTCCAGGGCGAGCCACCAAGCTACAAGCCCGGCCTCTACGCTGTACGCCACATCGATAACTGGGATGGCGAGCGCGACGTAGCGCTGACTTTCGCCAACCTGGACGCAGATGGCAAATGGACGGACAGCGGAACAGGGGATGCCCTGCTGGCCTACCGTGGGGACAAAATCCTGAGGGCTTGGCCGCTGGATTGCTCCGACGCACCAGGCGCGCAGATCATCGGCGTACCGCGCAACTGGCTGGAAGACTGGGCGCTTGAACTTGTCGAGGCCGCACAGGATGGCGGCCAGATGTCGAATCAGGTCGAACATCTTCTCCAGCTTTACCCAAAGCAGTAACCCCTCCCCCACATTCAAGTCAGCCGCTATAGCGGCCAAGGACAGGTATTGCCCAATGAAAAGAACAGTCGTCCTGACCGGGAAAGCGGTCGTCACGTTTCGCAAGGTGATTGAGGGGCTCGACGAGGAAGAACTTGCCGAGCTTCAGAGCAGCCTCGATCACCAGGAAGCTCAGATTGACGATGACGACCTGCGCGATATCGAGTGGATTGATCAGATCAACATGGAGGTACGGCCATGATCCTACCCGCCCTGCTCTTCGCAATCTGGAACATCTACACGGGGCCAAGGCCATGAGAGAACCATTCAGAATCCTTACTGGCGACTGCCTGGAACTGATGCGGACGCTGCCTGACAACTCCGTCGACAGCGTGGTGACAGATCCGCCCTACGGCATTCGGTTCATGGGCAAGAGTTGGGATGGCCAGGACATCGTGGACCGCGCCGCCTACCGGGCCAGCATGCCATCGCATGCCGGTGCATGCGGCCCGAACGGAGGGCACCGCTCGATCGCCGCCGAGGCCGGTAAATACGACCTCACGGCTACCGGGATGCGTGCCTTCCAAGACTTCAGCCTGATGTGGGCCGCAGAGTGCCTGCGCGTGCTCAAGCCAGGAGGCCACCTGTTGTCGTTCGCTGCTGCCCGAACCTACCACCACATGGCGGTGGGCATCGAGGCGGCTGGCTTCGAGATCTGCGACCAGATCATGTGGGTGTTCGGCTCGGGCTTTCCGAAGTCGCACAACCTCAAAGGCGAGCACGAGGGCTGGGGTACGGCGCTGAAGCCGGCGCACGAGCCGATCTGCATGGCGCGTAAGCCCCTGGTGGGCACCGTGCTGGCCAACGTACAGGCGCACGGCACTGGCGCAATCAACATCGACGCATGCCGTATCGCCACTGATGAGATTCTGCGCGTCGGGTCCGGCGGCATCCCATGTCGGCACGACGAGAGCGTGCCCCGCGGCCGGTCTGGCGAGGCAAGCGCGGACAGCCGTTACAGCGAGAATGGCGGTACCGACTTCGCCATGAAGCCGGGCCCGCGCGGCGGCAGCCCATCCGGCCGTTGGCCAGCCAATCTGATCCACGATGGCAGCCCTGAAGTGGCGGCACTGTTTCCAGCCGAGGCCGGGGCCAGTGCGTCGGTGAAGGGCACTGAGCCCACGTCGAATGGCTTCAGTGGCCCGGTCGCATTCAGTGGTCTGATCGGTCGCGTGCAGGGCGCCTTCCACGGCGACAGCGGCAGTGCGGCCAGGTTCTTCTACTGCCCGAAGACCTCGCGGCGTGACCGCAACGAGGGCTGCGAGGCGATGGAGCGCAAGCCACTGCATTGGTCGAGCGGCGACCAGAACCCGGGCAGCTTTCAGTCCGAGGGCACCGACAAGACCAGCCAGAACAACCACCCCACGGTCAAGCCAACCGACCTGATGGCCTACCTCCTACGCCTAGTCACCCCTGCCGGCGGCCTGGCGCTCGATCCGTTCATGGGCTCGGGCAGCACCGGCAAGGCTGCAATGCGTGAAGGGTTTCGGTTCATCGGCTGCGAACTCGACGAGCAATACGCGGCGATTGCTCGAGCACGGATTGAGCACGAGCTCACCAAGCCAAAACAACTTCAGTTCTGAATAGAGTCCGCCCGGCCCGGCATAAGCCGGCCGCTGCAGCAGCCTGACAACGAACCGGGCGAACGCCTGAACAGTGCCACGGCGCAATGCCGGCGGCGATAAGCACCATCTGAAACACCCAACTCAACAATCGGAAAGCCTGCAGCTCTGCGGGCGGGAGGCGCTTGTGTCCCTCATCGAATTACAAGAAGGCCGGAAGTTCGCGGCGGAGATGCTGATGCAGGCGTCTCACCTGCCGCGGGCGATGTTCGACGACCGCGGGCCAGTCGAGACGATGGCCTGCAACCTGGAGCTTTCAGCTCAGAGCCGGCCAGCGGATTACGCGCTCGGCATTCGGCAAGTTATCGAGGTAGCACGCCATGGCAACTGCTGAGCTGCACGGCCAGAAGATAACCCCATTTGAACAGGGCTATGCCGCCTTCTTGCGCGGCGTAAGCCTGGAACACAACCCATTCGAAGACGCCCCCTACTCAAAGCAGAAGTGGGTAGACGGCTGGAACAAAGCACAGCGTGAAGCATGGAGGAAATTATGAGCGAAATCACAAGAGGCGTAATCGGCATGCCATTCGAAATGGCGATGCAGAACGAGTTTTCGCGCCGCCAGTTCCATTCAATTGCCCAGGCCCTACTGACCGAGCGCGACCAACTCCGCGCCGAACTCGCCGGCCTGCGCACCGGCTTCGACGCGCAGAACGAGGTGATCGCGGGGCTGCGTGCGCAAATGGATACTTTCCGAAGAGCCGTAGCCTGGGCGATTCAGATACATAAAGACCCCGAGCTTTCGCATGAGATACCAAACAGGGAGTGGCTAGATGATCTCGACGCCGCCATGGGCAAAGGGGGTGAAGCGTGAGCGCAGAACTTGCTTTGCTCCCCCGCTTCATCCGGTCCCGTGATGCGCCGGCTTATCTGGCTATGGGGCGCGAGGAATTCAAGAACACAGTCAGGCCATTTGTTCGCGAGTTCCCCATTGGCGAACGTGGTGTCGGCTTCGACCGCCAAGAGCTTGACGAGTGGGCTTCAGCCTATGTCGCAGCCAAGGCAATTGATAAAAAAGGCGCCAAGGAGCAACAATCGCCCCGCAGCGAGCGCCAGGACGGAGAAACACGATGGCGCGGAAATCGATCACAGGCCTCTCCCAAAGGAAAGGTATCTGGCATATCGACAAGAAGATCAACGGCGAAAGACTTTATGAATCTACTGGAGCAACTGACCGAGAAGAAGCAGAGCGCTACCTGATTTTCCGGCTAGAGCAGATCAGGCAGCAGAAGATTTACGGCGTCAGGGAGGTTAGAACCTGGAGGGATGCCGCGATGCGGTTCCTCCTGGAGATCAAAGATCAGCCCTCATTCAAGCTTTCAGCGCACCACCTTTCCCAACTTGACCCATTCATAGGCGACCTTCCGCTTACCCACATTGATGACCAGGCCCTGGCGCCATTCATCAATGACCGGTTGGCGACGAAGAAGCTTGAAAACGGGAAAGTGAAGAAAGGAGTCAGCAATAGGACGGTCAACATTTCGATCGAGCGCGTGGTACGGGTTTTGTCATTGTGTGCCAGGAAGTGGCGGGACGATGAGCGCAGGCCATGGCTTGATAGCGTGCCAATGCTCACGAAGCTTGAAGAGAAGAAGTCGAGCCGAAAGCCATACCCGATGTCGTGGCAAGAGCAATCGATTCTTTTTGGGGAGCTGCCGGCCCACCTGCAAACCATGGCGCTGTTCAAGGTGAACACCGGGACCAGGGAGCAGGAAGTATGCAAGCTGAGATGGGATTGGGAGATCGCTGTACCCGAGCTAGGCACCAGCGTGTTCCTGATACCCGCAGACTTCGGCGGCAGGCATGAGAGATCAGGCGTAAAGAACGGTGATGAAAGGCTGGTGGTGCTGAACAGCGTGGCCAGGTCGATCATCGAGAAGCAGCGCGGCATCAGCAAGGAATGGGTTTTCCCATACAACGGCACCGCAATGCACCGCATGAACGACTCAGCCTGGAAGAAGGCTCGGGTGAGAGCGGCGAAACTCTGGCAGGAGGAAAACCTTCGCCCCGCTCACCCCGGGTATGCATCCATCAGGATCCATGACCTCAAGCACACGTTTGGCCGCCGGCTGCGTGCAGCAGGCGTAACAGAGGAAGATCGCAAGGCCCTGCTTGGGCACAAGAACGGCAGCATCACCAGTCACTACTCGGGCGCCGAACTCGGGCATCTGATCGAAGCTGCGAACATGGTATCAGCAACCGATTCGCGAGGACCGGTGCTGACAATTTTGAAGAGGAGGCAGGCATGA